GGCGGCCATCCCCGCCGTTCTCGCTGCCTGATTTTCCAGCGCGATTCGGCGGTGCATGTCCTCGATTTCGGCGGCTTGGTCGTAAATATCGGTCATGGCCGCACCTCCTTGTCCGGATGCAGGCAGGCCGCCAAGGTATCGCGGTAAAGCCTGCATTGCGCAAACGCGGCGCGGTAGGCGATAAAGCCGTCCAATAAGTCGGCATTGGTTTTGATTTCGCCGATTTCGGCGCGACATTCGGGCACCGGCGGGCAGGTTTCCGCCGCGCGAACGACAACCGGCTCAGGCTTGGCACATCCCGCCAAGCACACGGCCACTGCCGCCGCATAAAGTTTTTTTATCATTTATCAAGCCCCTCCAAGGCAGCGGCCACATCGTACGGCAAAGGCTGCAAAGCCCATTGCGGGTTGTCGGCAGCGGCCTGCCGCACCTTCCCGGCATCGGCCGCCAGCCTGATTTGCAGCGCATTGTTTTGCACTTGCAGCTCCTCGACCCGCGCACGGTATATCTCTCCGCGTTTTCTCTCTTCCGCCAGCGATGTTTCTGCTTTTTGCAGCGAGTATTCCAAGTTGCCGATTTTTTTCGCACGGCGTTGCAGTACAAGTCCCTGAACTGCTACGGCAGTAACCAGTATCAGAATCAAAATTCCCGCCATCGTAACCAGCTTCATAATCGACACCTCCTTTTATGCCAGCTCGAAATGCGGGCCGTCGATAAAGGCTTTCTTGCCTTCGGCGCGGCGGGCGGCCACATAATCGGCCACCAGTACGTCGGCGGGCTTGTCGGTGTCATTCAGCGTCTGCCAGCAGCCGCCCCAGCGGACGCGGACACCCGTCTCTTTTGCGGCAAGGCGCATTGCTTCGGCGATGGGGTAAAAGTGCGCCCAAGCCCACGATATTTCTTTTGTGCCGTTGCCGTCGAAATCGCCCCACGGGATAAGGTCGGCGGCGTGGCCGTAGCCATCGGCTTGCTTTAAATGTTTGCTGTTGAGGGTACGGCTTGCGCCGGCGGCGACAAGTCGCTTTTGACGCTCTACGGTACGCAGCCCCTCATTGACACCGAAATCCTGCCCGGTAATCTCTATGGCGCGTTGAATGACTTTGACAAGGTTCGGATGCACGCCTTGCAACTTGGCAAGGCTGGTTTTTCCTAATTGATAGCCTGACATTTTGATTTCCTTTTTTGTGTGTGTCGGCGGACGCTTAATGTTTTTCCGCGCCCCTAAAATTCCCGCGAGGCCGTCTGAAATGGTTTTCGGACGCCGCCCGCCCCTTTGCTTCGGGGCGTATTTTCCGCGGATGGATTTTGCTGACGTTGCCGCCGCTCCACAAAACCGCCCCCGTATGCAGGGCAAGGCCGAAAATCAGCAGCCAGCAGGTCAGGTTTTGCATTGCGAAAGCGGCCGACAGCGCAAGGCTGCACAGCCAAACGATGGACAAATAAGCGATGCACGCGCTCAGCGGCTTATGGGTCTTGCCCCGTGCGTCAAACATGATGATGCGGACGGCAGCAGTCAGCGACAGGGCGATAACGGCGGCGGTTTGGACGGCATTCATTCTGACACCTCCTCTTTCAGACGGCCTCTTTCGATCAGCCGCATAACGCGCTGTAGCCCCAGCACCAAACCGGCGGAGAATAGGGCAGCGGCCGTAAAACTGTTAATGTGCAGGGCCTCGCCCGGCACAAGCCAGTTAATCAGCTCTTCCACGCCGTCGTAGCCGAAAATGCCGCCGACAAAGGACACCGCAAACAGCCAAGCCTTGTTTATCGGCCGCGCGGCCTTTTGGCTCAGCACAAACAGCGACGCGCCAATCAGTGCGCCGAAGGCGACGGAGGCATGGACGTGGTAACTGCCAATAATGATGACGGCCGTATTGATGGCAGTGGTTGTTTTGTCTTGGGTCATGACGTTTTTCAGTCCCATAAATTAACCGTTTTCACGGTTTCGGTTTTTTCTTCTTCGGGCGGCGGCATGACGATGGATACGCCCGCAGGCAAGACGGCAGGCTGTTGCGACAGCTTCGGATTGCGCGCCAATATCCGTTCCACTTGCTCCGCACTGCTGCCGTAGTATTCGTAGGCAATGCTGCTGATGGTGTCGCCTTCCCGGCTGATGACGGTCTCGGTATTCATATCAGCTCGCTGTCCGTGTGGGCGCGGCCTATTAAGTCGGCGACGGCATAATGCCCCTCACGCCTAAAATCGTCGGCCTGCTGCTGTTTGGCATCCGCCCGGTCGGCCACTTTGCCCGTTGCCGCCGTGTCGGAGTACGTTTCAAGGATGAGCGCAGCGGCAAAGCAGTACACCGCGCGGCGGTAGCGCATTACCGGCAAGGCCACGCCGTTGATTTTTTCATCCGACAACTGCGCCAATTCCGCCTTGCCTTCGGCCTGGGCGTGTTTTCTCAGCTCGGCAAGGTTTCGGTTTACCTTGCTGACCGCCGATGCGGCGGCATCAAACAACCGCTCGGACGTAACGCTTGCGTCGATACGCATGGCTTGGCGCATATCGTTGAGATTGACGACAGGCCAAAAGCTGCCGCTGTCTATGGTTTCCCAGCCCGCAGACTGCACAGACTGCGGCGCAGTGTTGAAATTAAATCCGGTCATGCTTCGCCCGTCAGAATAGGTGATGCGGCATGGTGTCGGCGAGGGCATGGGCAGTACGGAAACTTTCCTTCATGACCTGCCGCCACCTGCCGCATCGGGGGGAGAGGTTAGGAGGCAAGCTGCTTTTCCAGTGCCTCAATTCGTTTTTTGACGCCCGCCTTATCGTTGTATCCGACAGCTTGGCGGTACAGGTTGAGCGCGGTTTCGTTGTCGTCTGCCACCTCTGCCTTTTCCCCCGCCGCCTTCAACAGCTTGGCACGGATGACGTCTGCGAGATTGATTTCATGCAGGCCGTCTTCTTTTTTCGCCGTCGCCCACTCAATCAGCGTTTTCAGGTTTTCCGCGCTGATTTCCGAGCCGGATTCAATTTGGTCGGCCATCTGCTCGACGATGATTTCGGGCATTGAGCGGCTGTATTCGTCGGCGGATTCAAGGCCGCTGTGTATCAGCACGTCGGCCAGCGGCATTGCCTCATCCAATAAGCCGCAGTCAATCATCCACACGATGACGGTGGCGGCAATTCTGTCGTCGGTTTGCACGGTACCGGCGGCAGTGATGCCGTCGATCCACTCCTGATAGGCCGGCAATGCCTGCTTTTTAATATGTACCTTGTCGGCAATGCTGCTGACGGATTTGAGCAAAACTTTGTCGTCATGCAGGTTTTTTAACAGGCGTTGGTACGCGCTAAGACTGCCTAAATCCGCGCCGCCCGCTTCGGCGGCGGCAATTTCGGCAGTGGTTTTTTCGAAATGGCGTCTTGCGTAGCTCATATTCTTCCCCATAGGCCGCCTGAAAATTTTTCAGACGGCCTCTTTCCGTTAGGCGGTGTACTCAAGATACTCGACCAATGCCGCCGCGCCATACTCTTCGACGATAAAGTCGATGTTTTTGGACTGGTAGCACTCAATCTGGTCTTTTTCCGGCACGTCTTTGATGTGGCGGCGTTCGCCCGACACTTGGTAATAAATACTCAAGTTGGACAGCGGCGTAATCAGCAGGGTGTTGGCAGGCATATTCGGCACATACATCACCGGCAGGCCGCCCAAAGTGCGTTTTTCGCTCAGACGGCCGCCCGCTTCCAGTTCGGTCGCCTTGTCTCCGGAGGCATTGACGACACGCAGGTACTTATCGCCGACGGTACGGCGGGAGGCCAACACGACAAAGTCGCTGCGGTCGGCAAAACGCTCGTCCATCAACTCGTTAAGCACATCGGTAACGACGGCGTCTAAATTTTTATACTCGGTTGCGCCCGGGCCATATTTGACTTTTTCGCTTGTCTTACCCAGCACACGCGCGGCGTTTTCTTCTCGCATTTTTTGCAGCCAGCCTTTTGCCACGTCTTGCAGCAGTTGGTTTTGGGTAAAGTTGCTGTTGGCGGCGCGGGACGTGCCGTTCATGCCGACCGTAATCAGGCTGATGGCGATGGATTCGGCGATTTTGCGGTTGATGCGGGCGGGAAAATCGGAGGTGACATGTGCCCACTGGTCAATCTCGTCATAACGCAGGCGCACGTCGAAGTTGGTTTTTTCCAGCTTATAGGTGCGTTTGCTCAGACTGTGGATCGAACGCGGCTTGCGCTCGGTGTTGTCGTCCGAGGTATCGGTATTGCTGCCGATCAAGCCGGTAGACAGGCCGATAACGTCGCCGACTTTTTCCACTTTGCCGCTGATGTTGATTTGCTTCAGCAGCTCGCTTGATTTGCCGATTTCGTCATACATCCGCTGTACGGCAGCAGGGGCGACGCTGAAGTCTTCGCGCACCTGTTCGGGGCTCAGATTGTTCGCCTGCGCGACGGCGGCGTACATGGCGGCGATGGCCGCAGATAGTTTTTTGCGTTGCATGTTTTTTTTCCTCAATATGTGTGTGTTCGGGATAAATGGTTGTTACCAACCTGCGGTAGCCGTACCTTCGCCCGCGCCGGTATGCGGCGCACGGTTGCCGGTAAAAGCAACGGTTTCCAGCTGCTTCTCAAAGGCGGCGACTTTGCCTTCCAGCTCTTTAATTTTTTCGGCCTGACCGTCCATTTTTTCGGCAAATTTTTCCAACA